GCCGAATTTTTTTGAATTGGTTATTGCTTGATTCAGTGGTTGATATATGTTTTTTCTTAAATAATCCTGCATATTAATATTTGGCATTGTGGGGCTAGGAGGACTTGCCGATACGTGAGACTTGGAGTCACCACCACCGCCGAACAAACCCATGGCCTTTCCTCCTAGATAACCTCCTAATGCCGCTCCACCGAGTGTACCAACCGGACCGAGAAAACTACCTAATAAACCTCCAAGCGTAGACCCACCTGCACTGCCTACAGCTTTTAGTTTTCCACTTTTACCTTTTGCGTTAAAAATATCAAAAATGCTTAAAGCAGTGCCTAAAAACGGAACCTTTTTAGATATACCAGATCCCAATTTTGATATTTTTGGGAATCTCAGTTTTTTACTAGACTTGTTTTGCTGCGTCATTAATTGCTTCACATGATCGTCATATGACATGGTCGTTTTAATTGGCTTTGGTTTAGCTTCCTTACTGAATTTACCTTTGATTTTTTCTCCAATTTTTTTAGTCCCTTTTTTCGCGAGATAGTATGACAAAAGACTTCCACCCAGCGCTAACCATTCTCCTCCTAGTTGTCCCCCTGCAATTGCTCCGCCTGCCGCCGCCATTAACGGAAGACCACCTTTTAAAATTTTAGGCAATACTTTTATAATCTTAGGAAATGTCTTTAACACTGGAGAAAGTAACATACTACCGATTCCTGCAGCAATGATTGTTCCTATAGCTGCTCCACCAAAATTACCAATGCTAGGATTTTTAAATGCATCTACCCACATTCCACCAACTGTTTGCAAACCTTTTTTTGTTCCTTCTACTATACCGTTGAAAATAACTTCTCCCATATCTCCACCGATCTTAATCGCCCATGGTTTTCCGCTATTATCCCACCATTCTTCTAATCTTGGTTTAGCCTTATCTTTCCACCATTTATTGATATCTCCAAGAACAAAATTTACTTTCCCTTCAAAATCTAGTTTTTGAAACTTCGGATCGCTCAAATATTTTTCCAATCCTTTTACGGCAGTATGAGCTTTTTCAACTCCCCAAACGATTCCGTCGCTTAAAACCTTACCGAACTCATCAAAAGATTTACTATTTACTATTTTTGTTAAATCATCAATAAGAGGTTTGGAGGCTTCCAGCCCCTTTTTCCCAAATTCGGTAAACTTCAACTTGGTGCTGTCAATCAATTTTTGCCAACGTACATAACCAGTTTCATTTACTTTATTTAAATACCTCTGGTTATAACCCATTTTAGAGAGGACTTTATCTAAAGCTTCTAGTTTGTCTTGTAGAGTTGGGGCTTCTTTAATAGTTTTTGCCATATATCTAGGTAATTCAAAACGTTCTTGAAGAGACACCATATCACCAGACAATGCTTCACGAATAGCAAAAGACGCACCTTCCATACCTTGAATAGGATCAGATGCTGCTAGACGTTCTGTTAACTTAACTGCGTATTTTAACTCCTTTAAATTTTTTGTCAGAGGCACAAACGCTCTTCCAGCTCCAAAAAAATCTTGCTGGCTAAACATTGATTCGGCTCCCGATTTATTCAAAAAGTCAAAGAAAGCCTTTGCTGCTTTTTGATTTTCTCCAAAAAGGCTAGTTACTTGAACTTGAGCTAACTCCATTTGTGCCGCGGCACCTATTGTTGCACGTGTTAGCTTCTCCAGACCAACAACAGAAACACCGATTGTAATCCAAGCAGGCAAACTGTTTAGTGAGTTCCTTATAAAACCAATCGATCGAGAAGCCATATCGACACTTTTGACCGTAACATTATAGCTTCTTGAAGCTAGTCGGTGGACAGAACGATCAATTGATCTTATTGTCTTTGAAGCTCTGTCAGTCGCTTTAATGAGAATGGGTTTATCTGATTCACTTTTTAATTTCTTAAAATCCCCAGTAATGGTCCTTAGCTTTTTGCTCATTCTATCCTGTAAGTCAAATAAGGTGGTTAACCGCGGCATCGACTATTTCCCTCCTTTCTCTAGTTCTTTAAGTTTTTTTGCAAGCTGTTCGAGTTTTAGTTGAATCGAAGCGTAATAAAAAGCTTTTTCGTTTCTTGGTGCATTTAATACCTCTTTTAGTTGTGATGGGGAATAGTGAAGTTCATGCATTAAATAATGCATATATACCGCATCTCTATCCCCATCAATGATTAGTTTTTTGCTTCTTCAACAAGATCGTCGAACTCGTCATCAAAACCATTGATCCGTAGTGCAGCTTCAATCCACGCGCTATATTCTCCGCCGATGGAAAGGACACGTTTAGCTACCTCGACAGGGTCCTCTGTTTTGTAAGACTTACGCATTTCCTCAGATTTGAAATCAGGGAAGACAGTGGACTCAATAGCCATACGGGCGTAAAAACGCGCAGTGTCCAGACGTTCCCCAACTTTCTTTCCGTTTTGTTTAACTGGCTTCATGCAGCTTTTTTCCAGTTCTTCGATATCCTCGGTTTTCATCGGTTTCATGATAAATGGGATGACCTTCCCGTCTTTATCTACATAGCGCTTCGATACAATCACTTCTTCCTCTTCTACCGGTTTTGCATTACCTGCTAAGAAAAAACTGATATCACGTTCTGCCATTTCTTCATCTCTCCTTTAATTTAGTGTTTTAGAAAAAGAAAAAGGACAGCTTAAAAGCTATCCCGCAGCGCTTGTGGCAAATCGATATCTTCAAATGTGAATGGTACTTCTTCCTCAAGAGCTTCCGAATCAACGTCCAATCCTGCAACCTTAACGCTATCGATATTCACATCATACAAGGTTACTCGCTCCGTTCCTCGACCTGATGATTTGTCATCAAGAACAGATTGTAGAGTAAAATAGGCGTCTTGACCATTTTTCACATAGTCTCTAATGATCCGAATGAACTTTGAGGTCACTTTGTAAAACGTCATTGTTCCTGTTCCGTTTGCACCAGTAGTTTTATGACCTGTCATTCTCCGCCCCATGATATTGACTTCACTTTTATTTTTCTCGATTGTCGCTTCTAGTGATTTAATATATGCCAACTCTTCTCCGTTAAGAAAGAGCCGTCCTTCCTTACCACTGATAGTATTCTGAGCACGAAAAGGCATCATATATCCCTCCTTAAAATCAGCTAATTTCTACGCCAAAATAGAATTTTTCAGCTGAATCAACTGGTTGAACACCAACGTTGATGAAAAAACCATCACCGTCTTCGTTGGTTGAAATTTGAATATCGTTTTGAGAGTTGAAGTTTTTGATAGCTCCACCTTCTTGTAGAGTTGTCATGTAGATAGTCACTAATGTGTTTATAATTTGAATACCATCATCATTTGTTGGAATATCAATTCCTTGATCTTTACGCTCTTTTATCTCATTTTTTAATTCACGAGTAATGTCATTGTTGATTGCATCTAGGATGCGAATGATTTTATTTTTTTGGAATTTCTTATTTTTTTCTTTAGTGAATGACACAAAAGAATTAATATCTTTTTCTACTGTCGCCACTTTATCTCTTGAATCATATGTGAATATGAATTCACCATTTGCTAAGCGTTCGATAATTTCATCATTATCAAAGCGCGGAGAAACATCAATTGCACCATCATATTCAACAAATGTAAGTGACTGGTTGATAGTTGCCCCTGCACTTGCTCCGGCTACCCATGCTACTGTTTCAGTTGGTGAAAGTATTGTTCCATCCTCCAAGATAACCCCATTGGTTACATTAATGATTCCTTCATAGTTTGCTGGATAGTTTGATAGTACGCCTACTATTTTCAATCCTTGTTCATCTCGAATTCGTTTTACGAAAGAAACAAAAGTTGTTTTCAATTGCTCATCATCAACAGGCAGAGCAATGGTATCGAAATATTCTGTTTCGGCTGCAGCAAGAAAGTCCGTGTAATCCAAATTGGTAGGCGTTCCATCTTGTCCACCAGTCAGTTTTGTTCCTGCTGTATCGGATAGTTCTCCGGTTCCGGCAAACGTGACATAACCATTCGCTTTCAGTTCGCCAAAATCGGCTACTGTTTGCTTGTCCACTGCCTTAGTGCCAACAAACGTAGTAACATCTTTTTTTGCTGAATCTAACACATTAGGTCCAATGACGATAGTGATATCATTTCCCTTTGAGCCGCCATAAACAGCTGTAACTGTTTGACCTGCCGCTAAAGTAGCTGTTGCTTTTGTTCCTTCATTGACGCGGTATGCTAATACCGTTTGGCTGCGTTTTTTTGCTTCACGTAGTAATAAAAGAGACGGATCATTAATATCTAGTCCAATTTTCTTTTGGACATCGTCAACTGTTGAAATCTCAATGAATTTTTTTGGTTCTCCCCAGCTCAAAACAAGTGGAATTGCTACTCTTCCACGTTCCCCGACTGATAAACGTTCATTTGCCGTAGATGTAAAACGAAAATAAATACCAGCACGCTCTTTTTCAACGCCTGGTGTCCAAGTACCACCGTTCATTTACTTGACCTCCTTTTTCAAAAACGCTTGAATGCGTTTTTCAGCTTCTTTCTTTGTTGCTTGAGATTCGTTGTAATCAAAAAAAGCACCGTCAAAAACTTCTGGTTTTACCCCAAACAGTTTTTGAGAGTGCTCCCGTAGTTCATATAAAAAGAATTTCGGTTCTTCTTTGACATTTTCCGTTTTCTTTTCTGCCACTTATTTCACCCCGCTAACCATATCAATATTTTCTAATGATGGCCATTCTTCTCGATCATAGAAATATCGACTATCCCAATTGACTTGAATAATCGCTACTCCGCTGTCTGCTATTTTTGTTTCAATACGGCTTATTCGCAAATAATCCCCTGTTTCAACACCGTTTATATCTATCATAGGAATAATATTTCTTTTTTCTCGAACAGCGTCTGCAATCCGTTCTGCTTCAGAGTTAGCCTGCTGAGAATTTTTGTGAAATAACTTAACTGACAAGTTATAAGTCTTTTTAAAAGTTGAAGTTGTATCATTGCTGTCGAATGAGAAAGGTTCCGGAAAATATAAGCATGGAACCGTGAAATTTTCAGGAACTTCTTTTGTGTAAACCTTGCAAGGGAAAAGTTTGTAGAAATAGCTCATAATCGATGCAACTTCTGGATTCAATTTATCACCAACTTTATTTGAATGTTTTGTCTAACCAAGTTTGAACTTTCTTCTCCAAACTCTTATGAAACATTTTTTCAAAGATTGCTAGAGCATGGTCCCAATAATGAGTTCCGTCAACCCATGTAAATTTTAAAAGCATTCCGCTCTTTTTTTCATTAGGATCGTATTCAAAGCGATCTCCTATCCATCGTCCTGGTACCCATCTACGATCCAGGTTTTTGTCAGGATCTATTGTGAAGTGTCCATCATTAGCATAGGATGCATAATCAAGATTAGTACCAACAAGAAGAGCAAGACCACCGCTTTTTATCTCCCAAACGTTTTCGTCGTTACCTTTCTTGAAAGAGTTTAGAAGATTACGAGTGTCTACCGTTTGTGTACGGATGATCTCATCCTGAACAATGTCTAGAAATTCCA